TACACGAACGCTATCGCAACACCATACAGACTCATGAGCCTCGTTTAGTCATACCATTCTATGATGCAAACAAAAGGTTGGTAGGACTCAGTTGTCGGGCATTACGAGGCGAGACGCTCAGATATATAACAGTGCGGATCGATGAAACTGCTCCGCTGATCTTTGGCATAGAACTACTGGACAGGACACGACCCGTATATGTTTGTGAAGGCCCTATTGATAGTCTTTTTCTTGGCAATTGCATTGCTGTGGGTGGTACTGGATTCGGAAAACTCGGATCTCTGGGACTAGACAGCAACAACACCACTATCATCATAGACAACCAGCCCCGCAATAGCGAAGTGGTGAAAATACAGGAACGCATCATAGCTGCTGGCTGGACCAGCTTTGTCTGGCCTAAATACACCACGGCCAAGGACATAAACGATCTGGTCATCATTGGAGCCAATCCCCAGGCTATCATAGATGGTCATACCTTTAAGGGTCTCACGGCCCAGATGAAATTTAACGAATGGAAGAAAGTCTAATGGCAACTGTCAGATTAATCAGTTATACACAACCCGATGCCCATGCCATCGATAGCACCGAAACACCAGACCTGGGTGAACTGGTAGCCTATTGTGCTCGTGTAAGCAATCCAGGCAATCAGAACAATTTAGAAACCAGCGACAAACTGTTGCGCTACATGATCAAACATAAACACTGGAGTCCATTTGAAATGGTCAATGTGTGTTTAGAGATTACTACCACCCGAGATATTACCCGTCAGCTGCTGCGACATCGCAGCTTTAGTTTTCAGGAGTTCAGTCAGCGCTATGCAGACCCAACCGATGCAGGTTCAAACCTGGACTATCAGACGCGGGAATGTCGACTACAGGACCCAGTCAATCGTCAGAACAGCATCAGGATTGATGAAAACAACATAGAACAAAAATACATAGCTCATGTCTGGGAACAGAAGCAAAAGGATCTCATACAGCTGTGTGATGAAACCTATAAATGGGCCACCCGAGCTGGCATAGCCAAGGAACAGGCTCGAGCAGTATTACCCGAGGGATTAACCAACACCAGAATCTATGTAAATGGAACGCTTCGTAGCTGGATACATTATATTGAAGTTCGAGCCGGGCATGGCACCCAGCTAGAACACATAGAAATAGCCAAGGAATGTGCCAGAGTCATAGCAAAAATATTTCCGCTTTTTGCGGAAACAACGTCCGAATAATATATATACTAATAGAGGTAAACATCAATGTGGATTTTAAGTTTCGTACCAGATAGCTTTCTGCTCTGGGTGATTAACATCATAGTATTAGCCGGCGCAGCAGCCACCATCACTGGCTTCTTTTTAAAGCGCATACCATTTGTAAACAACTATGCCAGCGTGATTCAGCTCACGGGCGTGGTGTTACTGGTGGCCGGTGTTTATTTCAAAGGTGGTTATGATACCGAAGCGGCCTGGCGTGCCAAGGCTGATGAGTTAACGGCTCAGATTGATAAAATCAAGGCCGAAAGTGCAGTTGCCAGCAAAAAGATTGTCTACAAATATATTGAACGTACTAAAATCGTAAAGGAAAAGTCTAATGCTATCCAAAGCAAAATCCCCGAATACATTGGTAAAGATGCTGATGCCAACTGTAGTATCCCTGAGTCTGCTATCGTGCTCCACGATGCTGCCGCAAAAAACGAGCTTCCCGACCCCGCCGCAGGAGCTATTAAAAGAGCCAGCGGAATTACGCTCAGTAAACTCCTCGACACCACCGTCCTCAACTACGGAACCTTCTACGAAGTAAGAGAGCAGTTAAAAGCACTTCAAGACTGGGTGCGCGAGCAACAAAAAATAAATCCGTAATCGACACCTAGCTGTGTCTATATTATAATAATTTTTTAATGAAGGAAAGTATTCATGCAATATCTGGGTCTGGAAATTAATCTCGAAAGAGATGCCTTATTCGATGAATTAGGTCTATTGAGAATGAAAGAAAGTTATTTAAAGGATGATGAGACAAGCCCACAACACAGATTTGCCGCAGTCAGTACTCAATTTGGAAGTAATCCAGCTCATGCTCAAAGATTATACGAGTATAGCAGTAAACATTGGCTCAGCTATGCTACACCAGTACTGTCATTTGGACGCAGTAAACGAGGACTACCAATCTCATGTTTCTTAAACTTCATCGAAGACACTGCCGAGGGACTAGTTGAAAATCTTTCGGAAACTAATTGGCTTAGCATGCTTGGGGGTGGCGTTGGCATTGGTTTTGGTATTCGCAGTGCCGATGATAAGTCTACAGGTGTTATGCCGCATCTTAAGATGTATGACGCCAGCAGTCTGGCTTATAGACAAGGTCGTACGCGCCGTGGAAGTTATGCTGCTTACCTCGATATATCTCATCCTGACATCCTGATGTTCCTGGAAATGCGGAAGCCTACGGGCGACCAAAATATGCGATGCTTAAACATGCATCATGGCATCAACATCACCGACGACTTCATGCAGATCATAGAACGCAGCATGCTGGACAAGGATGCCGACGACAGCTGGAATCTGGTTGATCCACACAGTAAAGAAGTACGCGAGACTGTCAGTGCTCGTGAACTCTGGCAACGCATCCTGGAGATGCGCATGCAGACTGGTGAACCCTACCTGCATTTTATTGATGAGTCTAATCGAAAACTTCCAGCCTGGTTAAAGGATCGGGGTCTGAAGATTCATCAGAGTAACCTTTGCTCAGAAATTATTTTACCTACCAACGAAGAGCGCACTGCGGTCTGTTGTTTGAGTAGTCTTAACCTGGAGTATTATGATGAATGGAAAAACAATAAAGAATTCCTTGCTGACATTGCTGAGATGCTTGATAATGTCCTTGAGTATTTTATTACTAATGCCCCTGATGTTATTAAGCGTGCTAAGTTTAGTGCTGCTAGGGAGCGTAGCATCGGCATTGGCGCGCTTGGCTGGCACGCGCTCCTGCAAAAACGAAATCTGGCATGGGAGAGTGCTTTAGCTGTCAGCCTAAACAAACAAATTTTTAGTCATGTAAGGAAACAATTAGATGTTGCGAACAAAACCCTTGGTGCGTCTCGTGGCGAAGCTCCTGATGCAGTGGGTACTGGGAACCGTTTTAGTCATATGCTCGCTATTGCTCCCAATGCCTCAACTAGTATCATCATGGGAAATACTAGTCCTAGCATCGAGCCTTATCGTGCTAATGCTTATCGTCAGGATACACTTTCAGGATCCCATTTAAACAAGAACAAATACCTGGATGTTATTCTCAAGGATAAAGCCGGTGATAAGTATGATGAAGCCTGGAGCAGTATCATAGCCAATGATGGATCTGTACAGCATCTGGACTATCTGGATGCCTGGACCAAGGATGTGTTCAAGACTGCCATGGAGATTGACCAACGCTGGGTAGTGCAGCATGCAGCAGATCGTCAGGAATACATAGATCAGGCACAGAGCCTAAACGTATTTTTCAGACCCGACAGCAACATCAAATACATACATGCAGTTCACTTCCAGGCCTGGAAACAGGGACTCAAGACCATGTACTATTGTCGTTCAGATAAAATTGCCAAGGCAGACAAAGTGTCTAAACGCATTGAGCGAGAAGTAATCAAAGAGATTGATCTAACTGCATTAGCCGAGGGCAATGAATGTCTGGCCTGTGAGGGATAATTGAAGCTTCGTGAAACAAAAATAGAACCGTTTGTTGCGGCCAAGGTATTTACCGAGGCTCAGTTAAACAGCATCATAGATCTGGGCTATGAGCAGATACAGGAAGAAAGTCGTCTGGCAGCTGGTGAAAATGATTCACGCACTCGAAGCTGTAAGATTAGCTGGATATATCCTGGAGAAAAAAGTCAATGGATATTTGATACCATAATTGCAGGATTTATTAAATTAAATCAGGAAAATTATGGATTTGATCTGGATCAGTTCGAGCCTCTACAGTTTACCAGCTATGATGCTGGACGCAGAGAATTTTATGGTCCTCATGTAGATTGTGCCTATGGCATAGTCAGTCAGATGACCAGTCGCAAGTTAAGCATGACAGTGCAGTTATCAGATCCAGATGATTATACAGGCGGTGATTTAAAGCTGCACATAGGGCATAGAAAGCCCCTATCAGTACCTAAGGAACGAGGCACTGTGATAGTATTTCCCAGCAACATCATGCACGAAGTAACTCCAGTAAAGTCAGGTCGCAGATACAGTCTGGTAACCTGGGCACATGGACCATTGTTTAGGTAAAAATATGAAAATAGGATTTAATTGCAGTAGCTTTGATTTGCTCCATGCCGGGCATGTAACCATGCTCAAGATGGAAAAAGAACGCTGTGACTATTTAAAAGTTGCACTACAGACCAATCCAGCTCTGGATCGTCCTGGTGTAAAGAATCGTCCAGTGCAGAGCATTTATGAACGCTTCGTACAGTTACAGGCCTGCCGCTATGTAGATGAGATACTGGTCTATGATACCGAAGCCGAACTACTGAACCTGATCAAAACACAGACCATACACATACGTTTCCTAAGCGAAGAATATCTGAACCGAGACTTCACGGGCAAGCAATATTGCATTGACAGAGGCATAGAATTATATTATCATCCCCGAGAGCATACATATAGTAGTTCAGATCTGCGTAAACGAACATACGAATTAGAACGACATAAATCAGAAAACCAACTCATAGATTCAAACATACCACAACATTCAACAGAACTTTTAAAGGACAATCATGAAGAAATTTTTACTCTTAATCCTGGCATTACTGACCATACCATTATCGGGACTGGCA